TATGTGGGGGGATAGTGGTGGGCGTATGTCCATCTCTTTAGTGCATCAGATGCCTGAAGAAAATGATATTTATATTTTTCCAGCAGATTTAAGACACTGGGTCTTTCCTTTCAAGTCAAAGGTTGAACGAATCTCAGTGAGCGGCAACATCTTATTTGATCAAGATTCAAGAGTAAACTATTTTCAAAAACCAGAAGAGGAGGAAAAGAAATGAAGACCGACGACGAAGCAGAGAAGGTATATAAAGTGTTCTTTGATGACGCTATGCATTTACTCAATGAACATGATCTTCCTGTAGAGCTGATAGCAGGCACGATGATTGCCATTGCTCAAAGACTCTATAAGACACACTTAAGTGAAAAGGATTACAAAGACCTGATGGAGGAAATACTCGATCATGCAGGTGTTGAACCTTATGGCATAGAGAAAGTGAGAATACATTGAGAGATAGAATATTAGCTTTTATCGAACACTGGTCAAGCCGGATTCACAGCTGGGCCTGGGATAAGCGTTGGAAAGAACGCGATCCGAATGAATGGGTTAAAGGCTACCGTGAGTGGAAGAAAAAGAAATGTCCTCACAACTAAATAAGTACAAGGCGGGGAGTAAAAAGATAGTTAAAGTGAATAAGGGGAAGAAGTCCCCTAAACGCGAAGTGGGTCGTAAATGGGATGGTACGTCGCGGCCCTCGACTGATGATTATAGAAGGAACTGGAATGAAATTTTTAAAAATAATATGGGAGATCATTAAATCAATTGTCCTAATGACAGGATTAATTATTTTTGTTGTTGTTTGGTGCGTGGTTATATTCTTCCTATGGATTTATGATGCGATCTTCGGGGGCTGGGAGAAATGAAGCACAATAATAAATATAACTATCACCAGGGTACACGGATCATGGACCATGGAACACGGATCTATAACATAGCTGGATTTAAATTACCAAGTGTCACGACTATCCTTGCAAAGACCAAGGATCAGGAGTATTTGAACAAGTGGAAGGCAAAAGTTGGTTATGAAGAAGCAGAACGAATTAAGAATCTTAGTAGCAAGCGTGGGACTAGCATGCACAAGTTCATTGAGAAACACATCACGGGTGAAGGCTACGACGATCTTACAGAGATCGGTGTCCAAGCTAAGCCGATGGCTCAAAAGATTATTGACATAGGACTCACACCAGTTGAACATTATTTTGGTTCTGAAGTCATGTTGCATTACCCAGGATTATATGCTGGCTCAACAGATTTAGTGTGTGAACACAATGGTTTAGAGACAGTTGTAGATTTTAAACAAAGCAATAAACCCAAGAGAGAAGAGTGGATTGAGGACTATTACTTACAGATAGCAGCCTACGCCATGGCACACGATTACGTCTATAAGTCCAAAATAAGGCAAGGTATTATAATGATTTGTACACCAGATTGCTACTACCAAGAATTTAAATTTCAAGATGGTGAATTAAGGCGCTGGAAACATGAGTTTTTGAAAAGATTGGACAGCTATTATTACCTAAAAAACGATTATAAAGAAGAAGCACAAATAGATACACATGAATTATTAGCAGAATTTGAAAAGGAGGCAAACAAATGAGGGAAAGAGTCTACAAGACTATGGTCCAAAGATATACCAGTCAAATGGAGGACGCTCTATTAAAGATTGATATGTTATTGACCAACGCAGGAAGTAATTCTGTGATGGTTGACCATTCAGATATCACTGGTGAGATAGACAAACACCTGGCAGCATGTGCTGCAGCTTCAGAAAAGCTGGCTATGCTCAAACGATTTTACAGCACCAATTAAGTCTAGAATGTGGCAGGAATGTGGCAACAATAAGGCACAGATTTGCGACCTTGGGGGTGTCGCACAGGGGTCGCAAATGCCTCGTGCGACGTCGCACATTTATCCAAAATTCAGTTGTTCTACTTTTGTCCGAAAATGCGACCCCCGTGCGACCCCCGTGCGACCCCCTTGCGACCCCCTTGCGACCCCTACCGAAATTGATTATTCGTTTACTCTAACAACACTAATAGAGGATTTAGGGTTTTGTGCGACCCCTATTTCTAATTTTTTGAGCGCGACACAAAAAAATAAATATTGTATATATAGGTGTCGCAAAGTTGAATTATGGCAAAATTATGGCAAAGAAACGTAAAAAAACTAAATATAGGCATGTAGTCATCAACAAGAAAAAGTACTACTTTTATAAAATTTCTTGGCTTGACATAACTGCGGATGGAGGGCATGCTACTCCTGATGAGTTCGATAAGTTCGAGTGCTCCAAGATGGTCACTTTTGCTTACGTATACAGAAGGACCAAAAAATTCGTCTGGACTTTTGCAAGTTATGACGAGAAGGATGAGGCTTATTCAGATAGGAATGTGTTCCCTACAGGGTGCATAACTGAATTAAAAAAATTAAATGTGGAATCTAAATAATATTTATATCTTTATAGTTTTACTAATACTGATTGCTTTTTCTCATTACCTGGGACAGTGGCTAACTTAGATGTTTGAAGCTTTGTTTCCTTTTGTTTTTTTCCTTGGGCTTTTTGTTTTTTTGGCTTGGGCAACTCTTCATTGGGAGGAGTAACATTTAAAATTGGTGCGTAGTCGTCTAAAATTTGTTTCATTTTATTTTCTAGTTCCTCTTCTGACATGTCTTCTAGTTTACCATGTTTTATTATTTTTCTGTCTATGTATAATCCTGCTGCCTTTCCACGATTTGCTTCAGCGTTTACTGCAGACGAGAAAGAACCCTTCTTCAAAGCAGCTTCTCTGAGTCTAGCAAGTTCTGCTATGTGTCCTTCATAGGATACTTCAAATTTCTTGAGTCTTTCTTCTTTAAGTTTTCCAATGTGCTGAGCCACGAGTGGAGATAGTCTTGGATTCATTAGTTCTGATCCTTCCTGTCGTGCTCTCTTGGGTGAATAGCCAGCGGCTACCGCTGCCTCTGTTTGAGTCATAGGTCCATCAGGCCCACCGAATACTACATACTCGGCGAATCTCATTTGCATTTCTGTTAATCTTTTTGGAACACCCATATTGACAATTTAAGGTAACAGTCCTATAAAGTCAATATGAATGATATAAATATGTTTGATGAAATTAATTGGAAAGAAAAATATGAGAAAGAACACAGGCTCAGACAAGAAGCTGAAGGTGAAGCAGCAATGATTAAGGCCACTACTGTTTATAATTCTCCGGAAATGAGAGAGATGAAAACTAAACTGTCCGAGACAGAAATAGTTCTTAAAGGGACCAAACAAATTGTGAATGACATGCACAAAGAGAATCGAGATATCTTTGAGCGTCTTGCTGAAACCTTAGAGATTGATGAACGCCATAGAGAAATGAATGGAAAATTGCAAACAAGGTTGACAGAGTTAGAACAGGAGAATATAGAACTCTACGCGGACAATAAAAAATTAGCTAAACAAGTCGATGATTCAGTAGACCGTATGAGGAAAGCAGGCTTACTGTGAGAGTTAGAGAGTTAATGAATTTTATGACGGAGTTTATGGATAACAAAGGCAAAGTCGGCACAGGCCTAGGCGATGCTTCTGTTTTCATTCAAGTCGGTGGACATCTAGAAGAGTTAACAAAAATAGAAGTTCAAGAGAGTACAATCATAGGTGCAAACTCAATGAGATTAGTGTTTAAACCTACGACTGTTAAAAGATTTATAGCTCCAACCAAGTTAGATTTTTAAGCAAGAGTTACTTTGAAAAATGCAGTTAAACCTGAACGAAAATTATGGCAAGATCTTAAGAAAAATACATGTTCCATCTATTGGAACCGTATTGAAAACCTTAGCTTACTTGGGATGCCTGATGTATTGGGGTATAATACTTCTGGGCACTTTTTCACTGTTGAATTAAAAGTCGCAAAGGGGAACAAAGTTAGATTTTCTCCTCACCAAATTTCCTTCCATAAGTCACATCCGAAGAATACATTTATCCTGCTCAGGACCCTCGGTCCTAGAGCCTTGAAACTTGTTCCAGGGAACAAAGTTCAAGAACTATTGTCCATGGGCCATGAGCCCTGGACCTCTACTGATTGGATTCAGATTCAAAAAACTTTTGAGC